TCAACGTAAGAGAACAACTCTCCCGACCGCTCGTCCGTCCCCCGCATGCTCCCCTCTCGGCCAATACCTTTGGCCGAAAGTGAATCACCCCGCAGCCGACAACGCCATCGGATTTCTCAACACCCTGCTAGAGCATGATTTTTCCGATCTGAATCTTTAGGGGATTCACAAGAGCTCCGGGATGTGATTCATGATGCTGGCTGGAGGAGGAGGCCAGCATGGATGGCACGATCGTATTCCCTTGATCTGCGCGAGCGTGTTGTTGCGGCGGTAGAGGCTGGCGAGACCTGCCGGGCGGTGGCGGCGCGCTTTGCCGTCAGTGTGTCGAGCGTGGTGAAGTGGTCGCAGCGTTATCGGGCGACGGGCAGTGCTGCGGCGCTGCCGCGGGGCGGCAAGAAGCCCTATGCCTTGGTCGGCGAGCGTGAGTGGTTGTTGTCGCGGATTGCCGAGCAGCCGGATCTGACGTTGCGGGGGCTGCAGGCGGAGCTGGCGGCACGCGGGACCTCGGTGAGCTATTACGCGGTCTGGCAGTTCTTCCGGCGCGAAGGCATCAGCTTCAAAAAAAGCCTGCACGCCAGCGAGCAGGATCGCCCTGACGTAGCCCGCCGGCGACGGCGCTGGCGACGCTTTCAATACCGCTTCAACCCAGAGCGCCTGGTCTTCCTCGACGAGACCTGGGTCAAGACCAACATGACGCGCAGCCATGGCCGCTGTGCCAGGGGTCAGCGGCTGATCGCCAAGGTGCCGCACGGCCACTGGCGCACCATGACCTTCCTGGCGGCCCTGCGCCACGACCGCATCACCGCGCCGTGCGTGTTCGACGGGCCGATCAATGGCCGCAGCTTCCTGGCCTACACCGAGCAGCTGCTGGTGCCGACGCTGAACCGGGGCGACATCGTGATCATGGACATCCTCGGCAGCCACAAGGGCATCGCCGTGCGCCAGGCCATCACCCGGGCCGGCGCCAGGCTGTGCTTCCTGCCGCCCTACTCTCCCGACCTCAACCCCATCGAACAGCTCTTCGCCAAGCTCAAGGCGCTGCTGCGCAAGGCCGAGGAACGCAGCATCGAGGCGGCATGGCAACGCATCGGCGAGCTGCTCGACTGCTTCACCGCACAGGAGTGCACCGCCTACTTCAGAAACGCAGGCTACGCTTCAATATGAAGCAATCGCGCTCTAGTCGTTGGTCAGTTCGGTGCAGCGCTGAGGACGCGGGCGCACTGCTCTGAGCGGGCGTTCAGCGCATCTGTCATCCGAGCGATGATCGTGTGATCGAGTCCATTGGTCTGGGCTTTGTCGACGGTTTGGGCAAAGGCGGTCGGTATCGTATCGGCCATGGATATTCCCATGTCCAAGACCTCGGCCGACGGGAGGCGCACTTCTGACGCGAATTTGGCCCAGTGGCGCGCGTAAACGTCCTCGAGCAGGTACTTGCCGCCGATCTTGGTCGCCATCTTCAGCTTTCTCGGGTCGAAATCGTAGGGCAGCGTGCTGGCCACGTCGTAGAGCGGCGCCAGGCGGGCCCGTCCTCCGGCGCCGACCAGCATTGAGAAGTTCTTCGCGTGTGCATCGGTTCCGCCGATGATCCAGTTCAACATGATCGCGCGCGCGAAGGTCCAGGCATCTTCTTCCGGTTCGCCCGAATGTGTGCGGACCGCCTCGGAGATTTCCGCGCATCCAGGGCCACCCTCGTTTTGGTATTTTTTCGTCGGGGGGAGCCCCAGAACCTGACATAGATCCTCTTGGTGGAGGCGCCGAATCGTATCGACGCCGCGGGCACGGTCGTATCGCTCGACGACGATCGCGACCTGATCCTCGAATTTGAGGACTTCGGATGCGGCCGCGGGCAATTCGAGTGCGCGTGCCAGCGCGAGGCACAGGTGTTCGTTTTCGGCGTGGCCGTCGAATGCATCGATGGGCGGCTTGAGGATATGAGTGGTCGGGGTCAGACCGTAAGGCACTCCCCAACGCTGGCCGTCGAAGAGGAGTGCCGTCTTCGGTTGCGCGCCGGCGAGGCTGAATTGTCCCGTGTCGCGCGCAACCCGCCACGCTGCCTGGTCTTTCCTGAGGGTGCGCAGGCGTTCGGCGATATCGGCTTCGGTCAGCCAGTCAACATGCTGGCTGTTGTCCCGGAGGATCTCGTCTGCCCGGTCTGGGCGTACGAGTTGAACGGCGCCAGCGCAGTCCTCGCCGACAGCACCGAGCAGAGCGAATGCGTTGCGAGGCGATACGTGGAAGCGTTGTCCCCATCGGGCCAAGATGGCTTCGTTGTCGGGGAGCAATCCCCACAGCCAAGGCTTGATTTTGACGTGTTCATGCTCCGCGACCACGAGCGGCATCGAGAGAGACAGCGGATAGGCCGCATCCATGGAGCGCCAGTAATCGTCGTATACGAACGTAAGCCGGCCGCGCCGATCGCGATGGATCTCGCCCATGATCCGGCGATCGGCGACGACGACGAGAACCTCGGTCATTTCCGGCCTCCCTTGGCGGCGCTCACGACGGCGTCGATGTCGACGGGGGTGATGTCGTCATTCGAACGAGGAAGGTGATAACCGGCATCGATCGTGAAGGACAGGCCGAGAGCCGAGAGGGTGCGCAGCACCAATCCGAGCTCGGCACGGGGTTTGCCGTGCTCGATGCCCACGATCCATTGCCGTCCGACGCCCACTTTGCGAGCGAGGTTGGTTTGGTTCAGCTGGAGCTTGCGGCGTCTGTCGCGAATGACCAAGCCGAGGTCTACTGGAGTTTGGATCTGCATGGCCTTGCCCATATGTCGTCGAACGACGACAATATACATATGTCGCCGAACGGCGACAAGCACAAAACGTCCTCGATCGGCGACACCCCTAAATGTATGCGTTCGACGTCATTTGATGGTGGGGCACTAAACGGATGATGATCATCATCAGCAGCATCACGATTGTCACCACCATGATCACCAGGGTGATGACCGCCGTACCATGATCATAGTCATGCCGATCATCATTCTGGGCGGCCTGAAGAAACGCGCACCATAGAGAAAGGTGTCTTGCAGACACTTTGTCTCCGAGACGAAAGTCCCTAAAACCGTCTAGTTTTGAACCACCCTCGGGAGAGGCGCGCGTGTCGCGGTTCTTATCCCACGCCACCGAAAAATCACGGGACCTCTTATGTTGGTTTGTCAAGTTTGTTGCACGATTGCGGGTGCCGGGCCCGAGGGCCGGCGAAAGCGTTTGGCGGGACGCGGTGCATGGCTGGAGGCAGAGCACAAGACGACGGTGGATCACACTCTGATGCGCGGGTTGGCGACCGCAGGACCGTTAATCCGTCTCGGGCTGCCTCCTGTCTTCCGTCGGGCGTCGGCATGGTCGGCCACTAAGGACCCTCGAGGGTTCCCTTGGAGCTCTGCCCCCGGCGATGCGCCTCGGTGACTGTCGGATCGGGTCAGTCGATCTCCTTCGGTGTTCTCCGCGGGGTGGTTTGGCGCCGGATCAGACGGTTTCGGCGGGTTGCACGTGCCGGGCGATGGCCCAGATGAAGGCCGCCATTTCGCGCGCGATTGCGGTGGTCACGACGGTCTGTGGTTTGCCGCGTGCGGCGAGACGACGGTAACGGCTGCAGAGGCGGACCTGGGCGTTCCAGACGATCTCGCGGACCGGTTTCGGCAGGCCGCCGAGACGGGACTGGTGGACCGGCCCGATGCGCGCGTTGGATCGATAGGTCCAGGCACCTTCGATCAGCACGCGCCGCGCGTCCTTGCTGCCGGCCTTGGTGATGCCGCCGCGCCGCGTCCGGCTGCCCGAGGAGTGCTCCGAGGGAACGAGGCCGAGGTAGCTCATGAGTTGCCGCGGGCTCTCGAAGCGTCGCAGGTCGCCGGTTTCGGCGGCAACGGTGACGGCGGCGATGAAGCCGACGCCGCGCATGGCCTGGATCGCCTCGACCACGGGCGCCATCGACCATTGGGGCATCAGCTCGGCGACCTGGGCCTCCAGCCGAGCCAGTCGCGCGCCGGCGTCGTCGACGGCGTCGATGTCGTCCTGCAGGACGATCTGGTGCGCCGGGTGATCGAACCGGACCGTGGCGAGCCATCGGCGGTGCCTCTTGATCCAGTTGCAACCAGCGGTGAAGATCCGGCTGTGGCGCAGGAGAAAGCCCTGCAGTTGCTGACGCGCCCGGCGTTGGTTCTCCATCGCCGCGGTGCGGGCGCGCACCAGGTCACGCATCGCCTCGTGCGCCTCGTCGGGCACCCAGACCGCGGCGAGTTCACCGGCGCGATGGAGCCGGGCCAGCGTCACCGCGTCGCGCCGGTCGGTCTTCACCCGATCGCCAGGTCGCGTCGGGGTGAGCGACGGCGCCACCACCGTGCAGTCGTGACCGAGCTTGGTGATCTGCCGATAGATGGCATAGCCGCAAGGGCCGGCCTCGTAGCAGAACTGCAGCTGCCCGTGCCGCCTGGCATACTTCTCGACCAGGCGGCGCACGGCGTCGAGCTTGTTGACGATCGTGCCCTCGAAACGGACTTCGCCACTCCGGCGGCCCTCAGCGGTCGCTACGGCGATCTTCTCTTTGTGTACGTCGAGACCAACAAAAAGCATATTCTGATTCACGGCTCGTCTCCTGTGGTTGAGGCTCGGCACCGGCCCATCCGGTGTAATCCTCGCAAGACACACCGCGAGACGAGCCACCCGCTCAAACCAACATTGGGTCCTTCCCGGCGCGAACCGTATGCGGGCGGGCGTGGCGCGGAAGTTCGCTAGCGACAGCCCGAAAATCTGAGTTACCACCCATGGCCGGTTACCGGCCCCAACAGGCGCGTGAAGCCAAGGCTTCCGCGCCTTTCGCGTTTCAAAGGGTGGTAACCGCCACCCGGTAACCCGCCAACCCGGTTACCACCCGATCAAGGTTACCACCATCGATGACCATGAACCTGCCCGACGCGGTCGAACGCTGGCCGATCGACCGCCTGGAGCCCTATGCGCGCAACGCAAGGACGCATGGGGACGACCAGGTGGCGCGGATCGCCGCCAGCATGGTCGAGTTCGGCTGGACCGTGCCGGTGCTGGTCGACGGCGACGGCGGTGTCATTGCCGGGCACGGTCGGTTGTTGGCGGCCCACAGGCTCGGCCTCGATAGCGTGCCGGTGATCCGCCTGGAACATTTGACCCCGGCGCAGGTCCGCGCCTACCGCATCGCCGACAACCGGCTGACGGACCTCGGCGCCTGGGACGACGACCTTCTGGCAAGCGAACTCCATGCCCTCAACGGCGAGGGTTTCGATCTCGCGCTGACCGGGTTCGACGACACCGATCTCGACCGCTTGATGGCGCCGCTGGACGACGCCGAGCCGGACGAGACGAGCGAAGACGACGACGCCGAAAACGAAACACCCGAGCCGCCACGGAATCCCGTGACGCACCCGGGCGACCTCTGGCTGTTGGGCGATCATCGCCTGCTTTGCGGTGACAGCACGGACGCCGAGGCCGTCGCCCGGGTGATGGCCGGCGAGCGGGCTGATTTGCTGTTCACGTCGCCGCCCTATGGTAATCAGCGCGACTACACGACCGGAGGCGTCGGCGACTGGGACGTGCTCATGCGCGGGGTGTTCGCCGATCCGCCGATGACCGACGACGGCCAGGTCCTGGTCAATCTGGGCCTGATCCATCGCGCGAACGAGTGGCAGCCCTATTGGGAGGGCTGGCTCGAGTGGATGCGCGAGCGGGGGTGGAGGCGGTTCGGCTTGTACGTCTGGGACCAGGGTCCCGGTTTGCCCGGCGACTGGAATGGACGGTTGGCGCCGGCCTTCGAATTTGTCTTCCACTTCAACCGCGAGGCCCGCGCGCCAAACGGTCGGCAAGTGGACCCATGCGGAACAGCCGGTGCAGGAGATGCGGATTCCCGACAGCGTGATCCGCATCACCCGGCACAAGGCACGCGGCCTGGAGACCGAGCACCCGGCGGTGTTTCCGGTCAAGCTCCCGGCCTTCGTCATGGAAACCTACAGCGGCGAGGGTGCTGTGGTTTACGAGCCCTTTTGCGGTTCCGGCACCACCATCGTCGCGGGCCAGAAGACGGCCCGCCAGGTACGCGCCATCGAGCTCGCGCCCGAGTATGTGGATGTCACCGTTCTGCGATGGCGGCAGCTTTTTTCGGATCAACCGGTGACGTTGGAAGACGGCCGGCCCTTCGATGACGTCGCGGACGAACGCGGCAAGGAGATTTCCGATGCCGCATGATCCGCTTCAGGTGGAACAATGGCCGGCTGATCGTTTGTTGCCCTACGCAGCCAACGCCCGGACCCATTCGGATGATCAGGTTGCTCAAATCGCCGGCTCCATTGCCGAGTTCGGCTTCAACGTGCCTTGCCTCGTCGACGAGAAGGGCGTGCTGATCGCCGGCCATGGGCGGTTGCTGGCAGCCAGGAACCTGGGCCTCGACACCGTGCCGGTGATCCGGCTCGAACATCTGAGCGCGGCACAGGCGCGGGCGTTCCGTATCGCTGACAACCAGCTGGCGCTCAACGCCGGCTGGGACGAGGATCTGCTGCGAACGGAACTGCAGGAACTGAACGAGGACGGCGTCGATCTGGAGCTTCTCGGCTTCGCCGAACGCGAACTTGCGGAACTTCTCGGCAGTCTTGGCGCCGGGGCCGGTGGAGCGGAAAGCGACGTCGGGAACGACCCGGTGCCCGAGCCGCCGGAGAAGCCCGTTTCCCGGATGGGCGATCTGTGGCTTCTCGGCGAGCATCGCCTTCTCTGCGGCGACAGTACCAAGGCGGATGACGTCGGCCGGCTGATGGGCGGAGAGACGGCGGCGCTGTTCGCGACCGATCCGCCCTACCTGGTCGACTACACCGGTGCCGACCGCCCCAACGGCGGGCACGACTGGAGCGACCTCTATCGCGAGGTCGACATCAAGGACGCCGAGGGATTCCTGCGGGCCGTTTTCTCCCAGGCGCTCGCGGTGTGCCGGGATGACGCGGCTTGGTACTGCTGGCACGCCCACAAGCGCGCCGCGTTGATCGAACAAATCTGGTCGGAATTGGGGGTGCTAAACCACCAGCAGATCGTCTGGGTGAAACCGGCGGCCATTCCGACGCACAGCTACTACCCCTGGCGGCACGAGCCGTGCCTGATGGGTTGGAAACAGGGGCACAAGCCACCGCACAGCGGCGACAACAGCCATGTGGTCACCAGCGTCTGGGAACTGGATTGGGAAGGCAATGCCCGCCCGGCGGGCGCCGAGCACCCGACCCAGAAACCGATCGAGATCTTCGCCATCCCGATGCGCCGGCACACCCGGCCGGGTGAGGTCTGCTACGAACCGTTCAGCGGTTCGGGCTCGCAGATCATCGCCGGCGAGCGCCTCGGGCGCCGCGTCCATGCCATGGAGCTACAGCCGGCCTTCGTCGACGTCGCGCTACGGCGCTGGCAGGAGGCGACGGGACGGACCGCGACCCTCGATGGCGACGGGCGCGCGTTCGACGAGATCGCCAAAGAGGGTGAGGCGTGAGGCAGTCCCGCCGCATGTCGTTCGTCGAGGCGATCGCCAATGTCGCCGTCGGCTATGGAGTCGCAGTGACGACGCAGGTGCTGGTATTCCCGCTGTTCGGGCTAAAAGCGAGCCTCGCCGACAACCTGCTGATCGGGGCCGTCTTCACCGTCGTCTCGATCGGAAGGAGCTACTTGCTGCGACGCCTGTTCGAGGCGATCCGGGTGCGAGGCATCCGAACGTGACACCGCCGCCCTCGGAAGGGCGGCGGCATCGGTCTTTGGCAGGTTTCAATTGTTAGACCGGCCGAAATAGACGTGGATCATCCGCTGGACGGTGTCATCGTCGGTTTCGCCCGGCAGACGCGCGTCCTGAATCCGCTCGTAGGTGTCGTCCTCGACCGGAACGAGCCAGTCGCTGTCCGGCAGACGGTCGCCCGTCGAGTGGAACGGCAGGATGGCGGCGTCGGCGATGGCGCGATAGGTCGCGTCGCTGATTTTGATGGTTTTCATCGGCTTACCCTCGCCGCTCGTCGACGCGGTCGACGGCGGTGACGTAGGCGTCGCCCTGGTTCCAGGAGCCGTCGTCGATCCGCCATTCGGCATCGGTGCTGTTCGAGAGCTTTTCGAAGGCCAGATCCTCGGCCTCTTCCGGGGTGCCGGCTTCGACCTTGATGATCGTGCTCTCGGTGACGTCGCGGGTGAAGATCACAGCGTAGGTCGGCATGGTCGCCTCCGTCATTGCTCAATCCGGTAGACCCGGCCCCGGCCGTCGACTTTCTCGGAGACGACGGTGAGCCCGAGTTTCTTGCGGAGCGCGCCGCTGATGGCGCCCCGCACGGTATGCGCCAGCCAGCCGGTGGCCTCGACCATCTGCTCCATGGTCGCGCCGCCGTCCCGCTTGAGCATGTCGATCAGGACCTGTTGCTTGGTGTGACGGGGTTCGCGGTCCGGTTTTGGCGGCGGTGAGGGCTCGGCGATGCCGAGACCGGAAACCGTCCCGCCATCAGGTGTCAGCGCCTCGATACCGGCCGCCCGAAGCACGTCGCGAATGCCGAGATCGCGTTCTTTCATCAGCGCGGCCAGCCGATCGAGCGCCTTGGTCTTGTAGTTGAAGGATTTGGCGCTGACCGCTTCGCCCGTGATTGCGCCGATGGCGGTGGCGATCTGGGCGACGGTGAGCTTTCCGAGCGCGTCGGGCAGGGTTGGCGCGCCTTCGTCGGGATCGGCGTTGATTGCCTCAAAGCCCTGGCGGGTGATGGCGAGGGGCGTTTGTCCGATGGGGTCGCCTTCCTTCGGCGCCGCCTCGGCGATCAGGCCCGCCTTGAGCAGCGCGTGGATCACCTTGGTGACGGCGCCGCCCTTGAGGTTGTCGGGCAGCGGATGGATGGAACCGTCGTCGCGGGCCGCGGCGGCGGAAAGCACGATGAGCTGGGTATCGGTGAGTTTGGTCATGGGACCCTCCTCGGTGAGCGAGGCACGGCGATCGCGCCTCTTCCACCACCCTAAGCCCCGCCGGGAACCCGGTCGGGGCCGGAGAGGGCCGGAGGCCGTCTAGTCGGCGAACTCGCCTTCCTGGAAGGCGGCGTCGGTGATGCGTTTCAGGAGCTCGGCGTAGTGGGCCAGCGTTCCGACGTGGCCCCAGTTGATCTCGTCGGGGCTCCAGTTGAAGTGCTCGTCACTGAGCGCTTTCAGTCGATCGAGCATGGTGTCGATCTCGGCCTTGCGGGCGATGAACTCGTCCAGGGGCTTTCGGTTATTGCGGGGTTTGGGTATCGCGTTCTCCATGGTTTGTGGACACATGAAGGTGTTGAACCGCGTCCCGATCAACTGATTAATCGTATGATTTCATTGCTTTTTTCGAGGCATATCGATCATGGGCGTATCCGTTCGCGAATACGCGCGCCGGCGCGGGGTCAGCCACGTCGCCGTGCTCAAGGCGATCAAGGCGGGACGGATCTCCAGGGGACCGGACGGAACCATTGAGCCCGAGACGGCCGACGCCCAGTGGGACGCCGGGACCGATCCGGCGAAGCGTCGGCCCCCGAAACGAACAACTGCTAAAGCGCCTCCGGAGGATTCCGGCGCCGCGAGCGGCCCAGTGACAGCCGAACCTGTCGCTCAGACAGGCGGCGCCACCTTCACCCAGGCGCGCACCGCGCACGAGATCGCCAAGGCGCAGCGGGCGCGCATTCAGGTTCAGCGGCTGAAAGAGGAGGTGGTCGACAAGGCGCGGGCGACGGCGGTGGTGTTCCGGCTGGCGCGGCAGGAGCGCGACGCCTGGGTCAACTGGCCGAGCCGCGTGGCGGCGCTGATGGCCTCCGAGCTGGGTGTCGAGGCGCACGCCATGCAGAAAGTTCTGGAGACCCATGTCCGAGCCCATCTCTCCGATCTCGCCGACGTCCGGCCCGAGTTCCGCTGATCCCTTTGCCTTCGAGGGCGTTGACGATCTGATCGGCGCTTGGCGGGACGGGCTCGAACCAGACCCGCTGTTGAGCGTTTCCGAATGGGCCGACCGGCACCGCATGCTGGCGGCGCGCGCCTCGGCCGAGCCGGGACGCTACCGCACGGGGCGCACGCCCTACATGCGCGCCATCATGGATGCGCTGTCGCCGGCGCATGCCTGCCGGCGGGTGGTGTTCATGAAGGCGGCCCAGGTCGGCGCCACCGAAGCCGGAAACAACTGGATCGGGTTCGTCATTCACCAGGCGCCGGGGCCGATGCTCGCGGTCCAGCCGACGGTCGAACTCGCCAAGCGCAACTCGCGCCAGCGCATCGATCCTCTGATCGAGGAAAGCCCGGTGCTTCGCGCGCGCGTCAAACCGGCCCGCTCGCGGGACTCCGGCAACACCATGCTGTCGAAGGAGTTCGCCGGCGGCCTGCTGATCATGACTGGCGCGAACTCGGCCGTGGGCCTGCGCTCGACACCGGCCCGCTACATCTTCCTCGACGAGGTCGACGCCTATCCGGCGTCGGCCGACGACAAGGGCGATCCGGTGACCCTGGCGGAAGCCCGATCGTTGACTTTCGCCCATCGGCGCAAGGTGTTCTTGGTTTCGACGCCGACGATCCGCGGACTTTCCCGCATCGAGCGGGAGTACGAGGCGAGCGATCAGCGGCGCTACTTCGTGCCCTGTCCCCATTGCGGGCACAGGCAGTGGCTCCAGTTCGAGCGTCTGCGCTGGGAGAAGGGCCGACCGGAGACGGCTGCCTATCACTGCGCGGCCTGCGAGGAGCCGGTCGCCGAACACCACAAGACGACGATGCTCGAAGCCGGCGAGTGGCGGCCGACGGCGGAAGCCGACGAGCCGGCGACCATTGGGTTTCATCTGTCGGCGCTCTATTCGCCGGTCGGCTGGCTCTCCTGGGAGCGCATCGCGCGGGCCTGGGAGGCCGCTCAGGGCTCGGACGAGGCGATCAAGGCCTTCCGCAACACGGTCCTCGGCGAGACCTGGGTCGAGACCGGCGAGGCGCCGGATTGGCAACGCCTCTATGACCGCCGCGAGCTCTGGAAACCCGGTGTCGTGCCGCCGGGCGGGCTGTTCCTGACCGCCGGCGCCGATGTGCAGAAGGACCGGATCGAGATCGACGTCTGGGCCTGGGGCCGGGGCTTTGAGAGCTGGCTGGTCGATCACGTGGTCATCGAGGGCGGTCCCGAGCACGCCGAGACCTGGGACGCGATCGACCGACTGCTGACCAGGACCTGGCCCCATGCCGGCGGCGCGGCATTGAGGTTGGCGAAGCTCGCTATCGATAGCGGCTTCGACGCGCCGGCGGTCTACGCCTGGGCGCGGCGGGCCGGTGTGGCGCAGGTGGCGCCAGTCAAGGGCGTCGAGGGATTCAACCGCTCAAGCCCGGTGTCGGGCCCGACCTTCGTCGATGCGACCGACGGCGGCAAACGGCTGCGCCGGGGCGCGCGGCTCTGGACCGTCGCCGTCTCGACCTTCAAGGCCGAGACCTATCGGTTTCTGAGGCTGGGCCGGCCGACCGACGAGGGTGAGACGGAACCGTCGCGCCAGTGGCGCGGCGTAAGTCCGTCGAACGCCGAAGGGGCGCGGTTCCCGGCGGGCACCGTGCATTTGCCGCACTGGATCGAAACCGAGTGGGTGAAGCAGTTCGTTGCCGAGCAGTTGGTCACGGTACGGACCAAGCGCGGCTTCGCGCGGCTGGAATGGCAAAAGCTCAGGGAACGGAATGAGGCGCTCGATTGCCGGGTCTATGCCCGCGCCGCCGCCTGGATCGCCGGCGCCGACCGCTGGTCGGACGCCAAGTGGCAGGACCTGGAGGAACAGCTGGGCGTGCCTTCCGAGGACGAGGCGACGGCCGGCGTTGTGAACCGGGTGTCGCCCGAGCCCAAGGGCAAGCGGCGATCTGAGTGGTTCGGCCGCAAGGAAGGATGGCTTTGAGAAGAGGAGCGGAGAGTCTAAGGCACGACAGGGAAATAGAGAGTGAGTGACTGGACAGAGAACGAGCTGGCGGCCCTGAAGCGCGCCTATGCAAGCGGCACGCTGCGGGTCAGCTACGACGGCAAGACCGTCGAATACGGCTCGGCGGAAGACCTGCTGGATCGGATCCGCACCATCGAGCGCGCGATTACGGGCGTCGACAAGCCGTTGCCCATGGCTGGATACGCCGGCTTCAATCGGAGTGACCGTTGATGCATGCGACCTGGTTCGACCGGGCCATTGCCATGGTGTCGCCTCGGACAGCGACACGACGCGTTCTGGCGCGCCAGGCCTTCGAGGGACTCGCGCGTGGTTACGAGGGCGCGGCTCGCGGACGACGGACGGACGGCTGGCGCTCGCCCGGCACCTCGGCCGATACCGAAATTGCGACGGCTGGAGCACTGCTCCGAGATCGCATGCGCGATCTGGTGCGCAACAATCCGCATGCCGCTAAGGCGGTGGCGGTGCTGGTCAACAACATCGTCGGCGCCGGGATCATGCCGCGCGCGGCGTCGGGCGACGACCGGCTCGACCGGACGGTCAACGAACTCTGGGAAGCCTGGGCTCGCAGTTGCGATGCCGATGGGCAGCTCGACTTCTATGGCCTGCAGACGCTCGTGTGCCGGGAGATGATCGAAGGCGGTGAGGTCCTGGTCCGTCGCCGGCCGCGTCGCGCGGAGGATGGTCTTACCATTCCGGTTCAAATGCAGGTGCTGGAGGCCGACTTTCTCGACGCCACGAAGAACGGCGAGATCGGATCGGGACAGGCGGTTCAGGGCGTGGAGTTCGACGCCATTGGCCGCCGGCGCGCCTACTGGCTGTACGCCCGCCACCCGGGCGATGCCTTCGGCGCGCTGCAGGGCGGCTTCAAGAGCACCGCGGTGCCAGCAACCGAGATCGCTCACGTCTACGAGAAACAGCGGACCCAGGCACGGGGCGTTCCCTGGGGGGCGCCGGTGATCCGGTCCTTGCGCGATCTCGACGATTACGAGATTGCCGAGATCGTCCGCAAGAAGACCGAGGCCTGCGTCACCGCGATCGTGTTCGGCGCCGATGAGGCGGAACAGGGGATCGCGCCGACGGTGGTGGACGCGGACGGCAACCGTGTCGAGCAATTCGAGCCCGGGCTCATCGCCTATGCCCGTGGCGGCAAGGAGATCCGTTTCAACCAGCCGGCGGCGACCGGTGGTTATGCCGACTACAAGCGGGCCAGCCTGCACACCATCGCGGCGGGGTTCCGTGTGCCCTACGAGCTGCTCACCGGGGATCTGAGCCAAGTGAACTATTCATCGATCCGGGCCGGGCTCGTCGAGTTCCGCCGCATGGTCGATGCCGTGCAGTGGCAGCTGTTCGTGCCCCTTTTCTGCGACCGGGTCTGGAACTGGTTTACCGAGGCGGCATGGGCGGCGGGGCACATCCCGGAGCCCATCGTCCGTGTCGAGTGGTCGCCGCCCAAGTTCGAAGCGGTCGATCCGCAGAAGGATGCTATGGCCGATCTTCTGGCCATTCGCTCCGGCACCGAGACGCTCGCCGAGGCGATTGCCCGCAAGGGCCGTAATCCGGACGCGGTGCTGGCCGAGATCGCCGCCACCAACGCCAAGCTCGACGCGCTTGGCATCGTGCTCGACACCGATCCCAGGCGGGTCACCAAGACGGGATCCGCCCAGAATAACGAGACAGCGGATGCCGCCGATCAGCAGGACGAAGACGAAACCGATCTGCGGCTGATCGCCAACGACTGACAATCAAGGAACCAA